GTGGATAATTAGTACGGAATGTATGATCGAAGAACAGGGAAAATGTAACCCTGGTGTTATTGTGCGCAGGAAAAGACGCTAAGAAAAACCTGCTTAGTTTCGTTGCTTTGATGGTGCGTCTTGAGGTCGAGGTTTGTTCAATCGAGTTGACATAGATCGAACAGGTGCGGTAGCACGTTGAATTTTCTCGACGATGGTGATGTTCTCACGTTTTCTTGGCTTTCGTTGACGTGGTGCAGGTCGAATAGGGGGTGGTGGCTTCTCACGAATTACCTCCTTGATGACCTGGCGGACGGGACGGTTGATGACGATACGTCGCTTAGGAATCTTGTACCTCGGTGGCCTCCGCTTTTCGACCTTCTCGCTCGGCTCACTTATGGTTGCCTTCTTCTTAAAGATTGATGAAATTGCGTCGACAGCAGAAGGTATGAGTGGAATAAGTGATGCAAGCGTGCCCAAGAAGTTATACTTGGCTGGAAGTGTGTCCTTGAGATCGTAGAAAGCATCCATTAGTGCCTGGAGCGACATGATGTCTGGCTTGGGAGCAAGCTGAATCATACCAGCCCATGCACTTTTCGGTGTGGGTTGCACTTCGTAGCCAGTGTAATACTTCTTGATGAGAAGTTGGGTGGAGACCGATGTTTGAGAGTTCATGGACAAACCTTCATACAAAACCCAATTCCAGGTCATGTCTTTCGACCACAACGTGTCGAGTAGCACAGTAAGCCCCAACTCAACATCACCGATTTTTGCATTATCATACAACGCAGCGATGTGAGGTAGGCCGTCCGTGCCCGTAGTCATGACGTAGCATTGGTATAAACCATTTTGAGGTGTTATAGACCCGACGTACGTATTGCTACCGGCAAGCCAAGATGGAGTTAAGGTATTCAGTCGAGAGACAGAAAAAGTACCCTCGTAGGCCTTGCCAGCGTAGCTGCGCATACTGTTGTTCAGTATCTGTGATGCGGTTGGGACGCAAGTGGCTTTAGTACCAGTACCGTTACCAACAATGCCAACGTTGAAAATTTGCAAATTTGTGTTCGGATCGAGTTCAAAATGAGTCGTTGGTGGCAGACCGAGGACACGTGACGTTTCTTCACGGATGTACTTCGGTAGTTCATCCCACATTTCACAAGGTGTGTCAAGGGAACATGCATTCTCGCGGTGAGTATGGAGTTGCCCACGTTTATACGCACAGCTCATCCAAAGGTAGAAAACTTTTGGGTTGGTGAGTGCTAATTCAGTGAGCGTACCACCGAACAGGATGTTTGGATTGAACTGTTGGCCGACAACCATACCAGTGTTGTTGAAAGCTGTAGCATTGAGGTACGTTGTCACGGAACGGTAAGCGGGTCTGTAGAGGTTTGCCTCTTTATGCCAATTGGTGAAGTCAAAAGCGTCCTGCGTGTCCACGTTGTTATAGTCCTGGTCCATGGTGTTTGACGTGCGGTTGTAAATAAATGGCACAGAGAGTACACGAGCGCCATTCATGCATAGAATAGCGTAGTTGAAAGTCGTAAGATCCGCGGCAGTAACGGCCCGGACGGAGTGTACTGTATAATCCCAAATATATGGGTTTGCCATAAGTTGAACGTTGCGCCATTGTAGTAGAACCTGTGAACGCGCGTCGTTTGTGGGAAGACCTTCAAAATTCGGTACGGCACTCGGTGGGTGGATGCATTTTTGAATGAATGCCGCACGTGGTGGTAGGTCTTCGCTTCGCGTTTGAACTTCATCTTGGGTGCGAATATCATTGAAGAGGTCAAGGTTGATGTCGTTGTTGGTAGATGTCATAACGATGCAAGAGTATTGACGTGAGTACGATGGATACGATGGAACTAGCTATAGATAGAAACAAAAGTAACGATAGTACGATGTTGGCGGTGTTGTAGCTAGGCGGTCGAAATTGTTGGTTTATCGGTGTGTATTCGTTGTTCATTTAATTTTGATTTAGTTTATATTCCGTGCATGAGAAAAGTAGAAACCAAGTGTTTGAAGAAACACTACAAAAACTCAAAGTGAATAACGAAAAGATAAAAGAAAGAAAGAAGAAATTTCGAGTAAAAGAAAGAAGAACTGGTGCGTGTAGAACCCGGTAAGAGAGTTACGCTTACTCTTACATGCTCGCCAGCTACGGGTGCAAGTACAAGTCATTAGACGCGTGAAGAACCTGATGAGGAAGTTACGTTTATCCTCAAGCGCTCGCCAGCAACAGGTGTGAGTTACGATGTGAAGAAAATACGGATGTTTAAACATCACTCAACACTGGCAAAATTACCGGTGTGAGTTCGTCGAATTGAATTGTACGTGAGTTCTTAAGGAAGTCGAACAGAATGTTCGCTTGCTGTGCGGTAATGTCGTAAAAGTTGGTGATGGCAACACAACCGGCGTTTAGTTGTGTATGATTACGAACAGCAGTGCATCTCTCTTGTAGAGAAGCTTTCGCTTCATCGAAATGTTTTTGATCACGGTACACTTTGGATAAGAACTTCGCGGTGTATCGCACGACATCGGGAAACATGCCTTCAGACGTTAAAACCCAGCCAGCAAATTCACCCACATCGTACAGGTGCCACTTAGTCTTATGCCCAGTGTGAGAGAGTATTTCATGCCCTTCCGTTGTGAGAGTGCACGATGTACATTGTATTGCGCTATCGTCGCCTTTGTACAGTTGTAGTCCAATGTTCTTGAAGTCAAAAATTGCGTGGATAAGTCCCATGTTAAGTATAGTGTTTTCGCATATCGTAAACGGGTTACCAGAGAATTGTTTCTCGGTGCCTTGCAATATTGTACGGCCAAGATGGTTGAAGTAAGACATTTTCCACAATTCGCGATTCTGAAGGAACCAATCGTTGAGGAAGCCGTTAATACCCATCCACGAACAAAGTTTGTGAGTGACTTTCGTCATTAAGGCTCGAAAGTAGGTGTCCCACTCAGAAAAGTCATTCAGATTCCACTTAAGGTTGTTCTTCTGTTTAAGTGTTGCCAAGTATTCATCATTAATCTCAGCCTCGTTATCAAAGGTGGCAAAAATGACACGATTCCCGTGCGTGCGTGCGATTTCACGCATTTTTGTCAACATGCAGCGCGCGTAAGCACACATGAGTAAATTAACACGTTTGCTAGTGGCGGCAACCCCCTGACCGACTTTCTCCTTGAGGTCAAAGCCTACTTCAGCATCGAACTTGGTTTGGCGTTTGTTAACAAACGATAGAGTCTCGTTAAACTCATTGAATTCGGTCTCAAGTTCCTTAAGCTGGCCGGGGTTATCACCAATCTTTTTCTGCAGTGATGTGTAGTACTCTTTCGCGTGGAATCGGAGGTCGTCATCAGTGACTGTACCCAGTGCTTTTTGGAGTTTGCGTATCGAGTTGCGATTGCCAAACAACGCTTTAGATATACCACCTAAGATCTTGTTGAAAGTGATGTTCTGTGCTTTACGCTCGATTTTCGGTAGTTTCTTTCCGTAGCGCTTGAAAAGCGTTCGAGTTGTTTCCTTACTGTCCGATGATACCTGGTTACGTACATACGCAACATCCTTCTCAAGCCTGTAGCCTTTGAACGAGCGATGAGTATGTGTGATCGTGAGTGGGTCAACTTTCGCTTTACCAGACTCCACAGGTGGCACAGTGTCTGGTTGTAGAAAGGCATGTGAGGCAAAAGCCTGTTGTGCAGGTTGAACGACTTGCGAAATGATGGATGATGCAGTAACTTGTGATACGGGTGGAGAGACAATAACATCTTGGTGCTGAACAATATGAATACTACTATTAATACGTGGGTCCAGACTCTCAGGCGCGTGCTTAAGAAGAGCGTCACTAGCCATGAAATTTCCGTTGAGATACTCAAAGGTTTGTAGTTTAGAACCACGTATGTTGAGGTAAGTTTCAATGTAGTTGCGGTCGCCGTAGAAAACAAGTTGGTTTGTTGCTCGAGTCATTGCGACATACACCCATTCACGCCGTTGTGTGTTGAGGTTGGAAAGCACGCTTTGATCATCAATATAGAAGATCACAGTGTGAGATCGAGAACCTGTGTACGCAGTGATAGTGTGGGCGTTGTAGCCTTGTGCACGCAGGTTTTGTGCTGTGCTATCATTAAATGATATGACCGGTATTTTTGAGTTAACGAATTTGGCGAACTCAGACATAGAAACGTGAAAAATACTTTCGACGACTTTAGATGTTGTTTGCATCTTGTAGCAAAATTTGTCGACGAACAGTTTTGTGATGTCTTGAGGCACGCGATGCACGGTACGCATGTTGTTCATGATGCCATACTGACGAAAGTGGTGGAATTTATCATCACTGATGTAGTTTATGGCAGGCGTTTGATAAATGTCACCGACAATGACGTAGCGTGCATGCGGGTTTGTAACGTAAAGTAACATGAGATACTCGGTGTGGAACTGAGAAAACTCGTCGATAACGATAGTGTCAAAGCGTTTTGCGTGGGAGACAGCGACATGGGGAGTGTACGATGTTACACCATGTTTGCTACGGTGCTCGTCACGTAAACATCTAGTCGGTGCAATGAACAATGCTTTCGGGTAACGTTTGACAGCAGTGCAAGTTTTAGAAGCGGATGCGAAACCAGTGATTGCATTAAAGGTAACGTTGTCAGGTGTTTTAAGAACCTTTAGGTTATCACGAAAGTGTTTAAGGTCGTCGACGAACATTGTAGAATAAAAATTCTTTGTGTATCTTTCAAGTGATGTACGGTCAAACGGGATCTTGTGCGTAGTCTCATCTTGGTTGAAGCGTTTGTACATTTCCCAGAAACAGTCACGTGCGGGCGTCTGCAGTTTGTTGTAGAGGAAGTAGTACACCTCGGTGCCAGTGCCACGGTACGTCTCAACCTGACGGAACATGTGTGCGTGACACCAGATGAAAGTTGGGTTGCCGAAGGTTTTCACGAGCATGGAACCACCAGTGGTAGTACGTGGTAATGCACGAGAGAAAATGTCGTAGTGAATTAACTCTGAGTCGATGGCACGTCCAGCGTCAATAATGATGATGTCGAATGCATCACCTTCTTGAAGTATCTCTCCGATGTTTTCCCGGTACTTGCGGACGTCCATGCCACTCCTGGGTTGTGTGAATGTGAGTGATTCTTTGCCGACAAAATAACCAGCGGTGATGCTCGCAGTTCTCGCATATTGAGGTAATAGGTTGACAATGAAACCAGGTGCAGCAGATGTGTCGAAGATAGAGTCACAAGCTCCACGGTGTCCGTCAAAGAAAGCCTTGAGGAGAGAGGGATATTTGTCCTTACCACCACCACCAGGGAGGTGTGTGTAATGGGCGTCTTTGAGGTAAATGTGGATAGTGGTGTCATATTTCTTCGGTGCAATCTCAATGTCATTCTTTGTGTGGAAATCATGCACAACGATTTTGTAATTTAGCAAGGTTGCACATGCGTAAATTGCAGATTCACAGCTAGCTGCGGTGTACTTGCCTAGACGGATGTAATTCTCAACGTCGTAGATTGATAAGCCAACGTTTAATGTGGAGAATTTTGTCATAATGCCGTGTATGTTGGCGATGAAGACAGCAATAGGTTGTTTCTGATGTTGTGGGCAAGCATTCCATATGGCCTGGATTGCACAGTGACCCTCGAGAAAACGAGTTGGTAGATTCGTTGCAGTTTCATGAAAGTCATTGGTCACAACGTAGTCGTCTTTAGATAGTCGGATGTTTGCGTGGTCATCTTTCAGTACGTCAGGTGGGTGAACAGTAAACTTCTTGCCAGCAGCGGGTTGTGCAGATGCAGGTGTTTGAGTTTTACCCGCGCCTGGTAGTGTAGATGTATGAGTTTGGTCGACAATGCTAGCAAGTGCAGTGAGATGTGCATCACTGACAGTGGTTTGTTTTCGAAGATCGGTAGACTTAATCGAACTCGATGAGTCAATAATATTTGCGGTAAGATGATCAGATGCGGCGGAAACAGACGAAAGGCTGCTACTGCGTGAACGTGGTTTCTCGATATACATGTGGTCGTCTTCGACGATGTCGTCGTGTGCGGGTACGAGTTCGAAACCAGAGGCGCTTGCGTGCGCAATTACAGAGCAGTGTATTTCGTCAGAAGTAATAATGTCGAGAATAGGAATGGGTTGGTAATACCACAATTGGTTGGTCTCACCGTCAATATTGTGGATATAATCAGAAGGTAGGTCTGTCACGTCGAACTTTTTGAACGCTTGTCTGAGGTTGTAGTTGAAGTTCCCGAACAACCCGTCATTGAATGAGTAGCTTTTGAGATGAGTGAAAGCGCTTGAAATAATTTTCGAGCGTTCAGTACGCCTCGCGGCTCCCATTATGAACATACTGAGTACCACATCGTGGAATTCGTACGGGTTAGCGTCCCATTTAGTGTAGTATGTGACAGCACCTATTCGGAGTGCACGTAGTAAACCACCAGCGACAGTAGCAAGTTCTGTGTAATTGTACGATGCGTCATTCTGTCTTTCGGTGTAACTTTGGAGTGCGGTGACAACGTGTTCTGGAACGAGGTGGTGTTTTAACTCTTTTTGCTTCCGAGTGAATTTGGCTTTCGCGGCTTCGAGCATGCTGGGTACTTTATAGTACTTGCCATATATGCATTTCAATGGGACAGATCGATAGATTGTGTCACTAAAGACAGGTGTACGTGTCATGATGATCTGGTGTAATGAGCCCCATGTGTTTACATGCTCAACGATGATACGGAAGTGCTTGGTACGAATTGAAGTCACTCGAGCCCATCTCGTCCAGTTTTTGCGTGAATGTTTGTACGGTACTGAGAAATCGTCCATGGTGAAGTAGATATCGTCGTTTTCAGTGAAAACGAGGTTGTGTGACATGTCATCAACTCGGTGAAGGTCTTGGTCATAGAGCGCGACTGGTATAAACATGTATGCAATCAGGTGTGAGATCTTGTGATTTTCGAACACTTGCGCAATCTGACTTGGTGTAATGTCATAGAGCGAATGCACAGAGTAGGCGATGTCTGCCTGAAAATCACAATGCTCGCTACCTAAGTGACACACGTTGTTAACCAACCGTGGGTTGTGACCGGCGGTGCGAAAAGCAGAGACTGGACCTTGAGCGAGTATGCAGTTGTCGATGATTCGTTTGAATTCACGAGAGCCGTCAAGCTTGAGGCAATTGTGTTGTGCACCAATAGTGCCCTTAATATTATCTCCAATTGCCATCGTTGTCAGACCACGTTGTTTTGCGCGGAGACAATGCTCTCTAGCTTCGTCATTGCAAAAATCATTCAGAATGCGAAGAACCGGATGAGAGGACGATACGAGTTTCCGGTTGGTGTCCTGAAGAATGAGGCGATCATCAAAGTAAGCTTGAATACGTTCTGAGTCAACCTCATTAATGCGGTATTTATGACGGAGCGCATTGTTAAAATTATTTTTCACAGCGTCACGAACATGCTCGTAGCGAAATTCTTCGATTTGCTGACGGTGCTCTGTCGTGAGTGTGTCGATGGTGAGTGTTCGGAACATGCAGTTGCAAGTAAAAATAAATAACAATGATGGGT